GATGGGCGACGAGGCCAACAAGTTCGATGCGGGGAACGTCGCCCATCAGGTCGACGATACGATCCGCGACCTCGTCGGGCTTTCTGGAGTGCTCGCGGCGCGGCTCGATGACCAGCCGTCGCACCGACATTGAAACGCGCCTCGGCTTGCCTTTTGTAGCGAGAAGGCAGAGTTCGGGGTTTGCTCGCGTCCAGTAGCCCATGCCTCGGTGGAAGTCGTCTGCTGCGAATCGGAGGCGGGGGGCGGACTTGTTCAACTTGGCCCAATAAAACGCCACCGTTTTGTATGTGAAACCCCACGCCTCGATGAGCTTGAAGGCTTCGGGAAGCAGGGGGTCGGTCGCCCACAGGAACAGGGCGCAGGTCTCGGCGGCGATATCTTGAACGGGGAGTGCCTGAACATCGCCCGAACTCATGCAGTCGTAGTATCGTTCGGGGGAGCGGCCCTTGCCCTCGTCGCTCCAGGTCTGGAACGTCCAGGGCGGGTCCGCATAAATTACGTTAAATGCCCCATCCGGCAAGCGTGCTGACAAGGATAATCACTCCATATACTGCCATACTTATCACGACGGGTGTCATCATTTCTTTGCAGCTTCGCTGATGACCTGTTGTCCATGGGCCGTGTGGTTCCGGAGATCTGTCGGAGGCACCCCCTCCTGGTGCTTTTCCAGGAGATAGGAGAACTGCCCGCTGATGGTGCGATGCTCGCGCTTCGCCATATCCCGCAGCACCTTGTAGGTGTCGATGGACACGACCACGCTTTTCCATTTTTCAGCGTTCATTCCAAGTACCTCTTATGCGTACATATAGGAGATTTCCGTTTATGCGTCAAGCTTCACGAGGCCCCCCCATGTGTCGCCAAGCGATATATCGCATGGCGTCGGAACCTTCAGATCGACGGCTTCTTCCATCGTTTTGCAAATGGCGCGAGCCTGTTTCTCTGAGGGGACGGAGAAAGCCAGTTCGTCGTGGACCTGCACGAGAGGGAAGGCCTCGTGCTCTTTATGGACGGCGACCATCGCGGCCTTTGTCATGTCCGCTGCGCTTGACTGGATCAAACGGTTGAGTGAGCGGTACGTGTATGCGCGTTTGATGTTGTTGCCATATTCCAGAAGTGCTTTCTCTTTTGGATGCGCCCTGGCCGAGACGAACTGGGCAGGCTCCCACAAATCGAACCTGCATTTGCGGCCAAGCAGGGACCTGACGGAGCCGCCCTTGAGCGGATGCGACGTGTGCCGTTGAGATACGTCCATTAGCTCTTTCACGAATGGCACGTCCTCGTGGTATTGCCGCATGAGCCGTTTGGCTTCGTCAATCGAGATGTCTAGCTGGGTCGCCATCTTGGTCTGTCCCATGCCGTACATTATGCCAAGGTTGATCGTCTTGGCTTGCCTGCGCGGAATTCCGGCAGCATCGGCAACCATCTGGTGGAAGTCGGTGGTGGGGTCGTCGCAGTATGCCTTGACGAACTCGGCGGCACCGGTGAGACCCTGGTTCGTGAGGCTTGCAAAATGCACCAGGATGCGCGGCTCCTGCTGGGAGAAGTCAATCGAAGACCACTGCTCGCCCTCTTCCGGCAGGAACAGCCCCCGCACCTTCGCCGCCATCTCCGGATTTCGCGCCGGGATCTGCTGGAGATTGGGATGGGCCATGCTGATGCGCCCGGTGACCGTCCCGCCGCCTTCTGAACGTAGCTGGTTGATGTGCCCGTGAATGCGGTCGCCTTCTGTATGGCGGAAGATGCTGGCGATGAAGGTGTTGCCCATTTTGTCGTATTCGCGGGCCGTCGCGATTTGTTTGACCAGTGGGTGCTCGTGCTCGGAGAGGAAATTTTTCGTGAAGCTGGGAAGCCCGGTCGGGGTGCGACCGTAGCTCAATTCCAGATGGTCGAAGACCTTGGCGACCGACGCCGCTGCCCAGATCTCGACCTCGACGCCCGTTTCCTTCTTCACCTTGGAGAGGATCTGCTTGACATGTTTGCTCCACTCGACCTTGCACTCCTCGGCGGCTTTGAGATCGACGCGAACGCCGCGCCACGTCATCTCGATGGCGATGGGGAGAACCTCCATCTCAAGCTCAAAAATCTGCCACAGATCTTCCTTGGTCAATTCGGCCTTGAAGGTCTGCCATAACTGAAGCGTGAGCCTTGCATCGGCTTCGGCGTACTCCCCGACAAACGTGGCCGGGAGCTTGTAGAGTTCGGCCTTTGGATCGACGCCAAACTCCTGTGCCGCCTCGCGCAATGCCGCCTCGGATTTCATTTCTCCAAGGTAGTCGTAGGCGACATTGTTGAGCGAGAAGCTGGGGCGGTTCTCGTTGAGTATAGGCGCGGCGAGCATCACGTCGAGGATGCGTCCCTCCAGTTCGATGCCGGTGCGGCGCAGCCAGCCTGCATCGTAGGCGGCGTTGAAGAAGATCTTGTCGGCGGGGTGGGCTGCAATCTCCTTCTTGAACCAGTTCAAAACTATGCGTCGGTCGAGGTTGCCGCTGGCATGGGCAATTGGGACATATATATTGCAGCCCTCGTAGGCGATGGCGATTCCAACCACCTCGCCATGACCTGTAGGCCATCCTGGACCGTGGGTCTTGAGCCGTGGATCGCGCGTCTCCAGATCTATCGCGATTTCCTTGACGCTGCTCGGCGTCACGGGCAGCGTCTCGACCGGAACCCACTCGGTCTTGACGCTGAAGCTTGGCTTTTTAAGAACGGTCTTCATTTCTTGATGCACTCGTATGCTATGGCGGCGTAACCCGCGCCGTCGATGTAGTCGTCTATATTGATGGTGCCGGATTTTCGCCGCGCCACCTTCAGGAGTTCCATCATGTTGGCGACATCGTGGGCGGTGACATGGTCCACGTTGTGGAGGTAGGCGTCCCAGAGACGTGCGATGTTCTCGTGGTTCTCTTTTGGCTCCCCGTGGACGGCGGCACGGTCTGTGCTGACCAGTTCGAATGCCTCGGTGAGAACGCGGTGCGGCATCAGATGCTCCAGCCTCGTTGAGAATCCTCGGACATCTTGAGGATCAGGTTTTCCTTGGCGCGGGTGACTCCAACATAGAGAACGCGGTAGGCGTCGTCGGGGTTGCGCTCCATCTCCATGAGCGCCTTGCCTGAGAGGTCGAGATAAAGGAGTACGTTGTCGGCCTCGCCGCCTTTTGCGCCGTGGATAGTAGACAGCCGGATCTTCGGCCTCTTGAAAATATCGATGCCTCTGTTGAGCAAGGCGGCTGCGTAGGCCCGGTCCTCGTCCTTGATGCGGTCGAGGGCGCTGTCCCATGGCACGTCGAGAACGCGGAGACCGAAGTGCTTTCGCAGCGTCTCCAACGTAAAGAGATCCTGTTCCTCGGCCCGGTCGAGCAGTTTCTTTGCTCCACGCTCGACGCCGGTCTCGTCTGTCGAGATGTAAGCGTAAAGATTCTGTGCGTCTTTCAGGGAGATCTCGTTGCCGGGGTTGTTTTGGAGGTGGGTCCAGCTACCGATTGCGGTGCGGACCCGCTTGCTCAAGGAAGGGTTGTTGAACCTTTCGAAGAAGTGTCCGCTCGAACGCATGGAAGAGGCAAGCGTGTCCAGCATGTAGTTGGCCTGTGCAAGGACGAGCCACTCCTTGTCGTTGAATTCGACGCCGTGTGGATCGTAGATGCGCGTGACGCTCCCTTCCCCGGTACGCGGCGACCACTCCTTTTGCTGCCGCTTTCGTATGCGGGAGACGACGGACGTGGCGACGTGATGGACGGAGCGTGGGACGCGGTAAGACTGCGAGAGCACCTCGGATGCACCGGGGAGCATGACAAACTTGTCAACGTCCGCGCCGCTCCAGCGGTAGATCCCCTGGTCGTCGTCGCCTGCCACGAACATCTGGTCGCTCCGCTCCCCTAAATGCTCTGCCACCTTCCATTGAAGGGGCGTCAGATCCTGTGCCTCGTCCAGAAAGACAGCCTTGAGATACGGGATGTAGCCTGGGTTTGCCGCCAAGTCCAGCATCATGTCGGTAAAGTCCTTGAGTCCGTTGAGTTTCTTGAACCTGTCATATTCGTCGAACAGGTGTTCGAACTCGTAGAAAGGAATGTCGAGGTCTGCGAGGTTGTAGGAGTGCCGTGGTCCCTGGAGCATGTTCCGC